CCGTTGTTGCATTTTTATTATATTAAAGAAATACTAGATCCGCAATTGACCCTTAACATTGACCCTGCACGCTATGATAAATTGGAAAATCTTATTAAACAACACCATTGGCAAGCATACGATCCAGATCGAGAAGAAATCTGGCAAAAAATGTCAGATTTTTGAATACCAACTGTTGGGCTAACTGCAATAAATAATAAAAAGGTCTTGCCTATTATGCAAAAGAAAACCCGCAGTATACTAGAAGAATTAGAAACACTATATGCCGAGCGCGATAATCGTCATGTCATCGAAAATCGTGCTTCTAACATTATAGCCAGTGCTATACGCTTATTAGAGCAGATTGACTCTAGTTATACACCCGAGCAAGCTGATAATCTACAACGCAAATTAATCAATGCAATTAAGCTCAGAGATCCTGGTAAATTTACACGCACCGTAAGGAAAACTGATGCAAATTCATGAAATAACTCTCAGAGAAGCAGGTCTTGAACCGCTTGACCCTAAAAAAATCATGGCCACAGCAAGACCAACACGATTTAATTATGGAACACCACCCGTAGCACCGAGAGTCGGCGCCGAACTACCAACTGATCCTGCATTAAAAGCAAAACAAGATGCACTATCGACACAACAAGCACAGCATCAACAACAATCAGCAGATGCAGTACACGCTATGAAGGCAAACACAGTTGCAGCAAACAAAGTTGCCACTGCATCAAAAACTCCTGCACCAGCAACTACCAACCCTAATCCGGGTGTTAATGCATTTGGGCAAATGGCTCAACAATTACAGAAACCTACAACTCCTGCGGGACCAACACAGTCCAGCACTCAAGGAACAATTACTCCGACTGCAACAGGAGTAGTACATACTGCCAGTGAACGAAATCCTAATCCACGTACAGAACCCATGGGTGCTCAGCAAAAGTGGGACATTGAATTTAGAAAATTACAAAACCAATATCCTGGACGTACCCCTCAGCAATATCAACAAGCAATGTTACAAAGAGTAGGAACAGCCCGTCCTAATGGCACACCTGCATCACAAGCTGCACCTGCACCGCAGGCCGTTGCAACAGCCCAGCCCGGGACTACTATAAAATCTACCCCTCGTCCAGTGCAACCAGCACCTGCCGCGGCAACACAATATCCACCAATCACACTTGGCTCTGGTCCTAAAGCACAAGTATATGTTAATAAAGGTCGCGGCTACATCGATAGTAAAACTGGCAAACCAATGCCGCCATCTATTATCAAGGCCATGGGTATACAATGAACTTACTAGAAGGCGGCAACGTATTCAAGAATAATGATGGGCAAGCCTTAACACAGCGTATCAACCAGACTGATGTTAAGCCCACCCTGGCATGGCTCGAAGAAATGCTCCCTGGATTAGATTTACAAAATAATACTCTTGGCTCAACCGGTATCAAAGATACCAGTGGTGACTTAGATATTGCCGTAGATGCCAATCGAGTTAGTAAAGAACAATTAGAACATAGGCTCAAATCATGGGCCGTAGCCAATAAATTTAAACCCGAAGACTATGTTCGTAAGTCTGGTAGTGCTGTGCATTTTAAAACACCTATAGACGGTCGCCCTGATCGTGGCTATGTACAAACAGACTTTATGTTTATGAAAGATGTTCCATGGTCAAAGTTCGTGCTTGGCGCTATGCCCACCGACAGCAAGCACAAAGGCCGTGAGCGTAATGTATTAATGAACAGTATTGCTAAAAGTTTAGGTTATAAATTAAATCAAAATGCCGGCATTGCTGATCGTACTAGTAACGAACTAATATCAAACGATCCAGATGCCGTAGCTAAACTATTACTGAACAAAACAGCTACTCGTCAAGATTTAGCCAGTGTAGAAACAATATTACAAGCATTAAGCACCGATCCTAAGCGTGAAGCTAAACTAGCAGACTTTAAACAGCACATGGAACGCGAAGGCCTACCGTTTATGGAAAGCCAACCCGAGCCATTATACAAAGAAGTATCGGATGTAAACTTCTTAGCTCGTCTCCGTGATCGCATTGTTAATCAAGGCATGCAGGTCATTGTCGAAGCCGAAGTGCAAGGCGGCCGTGCCAAAGGTATCGAACACCTAGAAGATTATGTGTTCCGCAATGGTAGTGCTGGTATAAAGAAAGCACTGGATATTGTTCGTCACACCTCTGCCGACACAGGTAAAACCACCACAGTTAAGTGGGACGGCAAGCCAGCACTGGTATTTGGTCGTGATCCTAACGGAACATTTATCCTAACTGATGTCGCTGGGTTTACTGCCAAAGGTTACAATGGATTATTTACTAGCCCTCGTCAAGTTACACGACATTTAGCCGCTAGAGATGCTGATGCCGCCGTACAAGGCCGTCCAGCTACTCGTGTGCAAGATCTTGCTCCTATATATGATAAGTTATGGGGTATGTTAGATGCTGCAGTTCCTCCTAACTATCGTGGATTTGTTCAAGGTGATTTGTTATACATGACGACTCCACCTTTAGAATCTGGAAACTATGTGTTTACACCCAATGCCATAGAATATCGAATCCCGGCTAACAGTGAAGTAGGTCAACGCATTGGTGCCAGCGACGTTGGCATTGCCATGCATACAAAATATACGGAACCTGGTGCACCAAAAGAACCACTGGGTAAGGTAGAGTTTAAACGGGTACCAGGATTACTATTATTAGAACCTGTGTATGCCAAAGAAAATGTTCGACCAGAAACACAGCTAGTTAAGCAACTGCAAGGTCTTTATAGATCTCAAGGTGCCGCAATTGATCAATTATTCAATCCTGCAGACCTTCGTGCCTTAAAAATCACCGATTTGCCTAAGTTGTGCATAGATTATATTAATAGTCGTGTGGGTACTAATTTTGATCAACTAATGGATCAATTTGCAACCTGGTTGCATGATAATACATCTATACCAAAATTTAAAAATATTACAGAATATCTACAGAGCCCACGCAGTAATATCGTAGGTATGGCTGCGGCATTTGAAGCCTGGGAATTATTACACATGATCAAGATGGATTTGTTAGGTCAACTAGATCTACAACATCCAGGGCAAGAGGGTTGGGTCATGGCTACAGATGCTGGTATGGCCAAGGCTGTAAATCGTTTAGCCGGTGGCTTTACGGCAGCAAATCGTCAAATAAACAACCCAGAACCAGCGGCTAACTCCTGATTTTACCTAAAAGGTATAAATAAAAGCAGGACCTCTGTGTCCATATATTAAGGAGATTTAAAATGGCTTATATTACCGTAGTTTCTGGTGGTTCACAACCCGTATTTGCAACCGACGTATTGAACGGTTCAGTTGCACAGTCAGCTAACTTAGCTAACGCTTCAGTAACAAACTTCCAAGGTCCTAAGTTGGACTTCTACTCTGTTAATGCTAATGCAGCACTGACAGGTAACATTGGTGGTCCTGCTACTGCTGTTAATGGCTTTATTTCAAACACATTGCAAGCAATTCAGCAAACATGTACAGTTGCTATGTATCAAGTTAATCCAGGTGCAAACACTGTATTGAACATTGCTACATTCCCAACAGCCGCTTTTGCTAATGCCGCTACATTCTTGACAGCTGCTCAAGCTGCTAACGGTGCAATTGGTTGGGCGACATCAAACGCATACGCTACATTTACAACTCAGTAATCTGACAAGTAAATTAGTATTATCAACAAGCCCTGGATTAAAACCCAGGGTTTTTTGTTGACTTTAGTTGTATAACTTGCTATAATGGGTTAAATATCCTATTATGAATGTAAGTAAAATAACCGAATTAACCGTATTCGAAAGCCCAGACGGAGGCCGTACGGTCTACGCTCGCCGCCCTGGCAGTACAGTAAGACAACTACACTATCAAGATCCTCAATTGATAAAAGAGTTAGCAGAACTTGAACAACAGAAACGCTGGCAAGAAATATTTGCCGCCCGCGAAACAAATCCAGCATTAGATCACTTGTGTGAGCAGGCTGAGATATTATACGAATTGTCAAAAAAACCCGAATGAGATTTGCCTGCCAGACCTATTTTGATATCACAGCCACTGGTATAACCGGCCATTGTAAAGAATCTAAAATGCCGTTTAAAGATCGTGCTGGACAATCAATCACTGATATCCAATCCTGGAATCGTGCTCGTAATCAACAAAGAAATTGGGAAACATTGACGCAGTTAATATCTATGCGGGCCCAGATATTTGAATTACTGGAACCAGTCGGATATAACGGTACATGGAGTTTTGAGTTTGAAGTCGAAACACCCGATGTATTTGGTAGTTCTGCCGATCCGGTCGCAGTACTTAGGGCAGATGCAGATGGAATACCTATGATTAATAATCTAGATAATAAGTCTGAATTACCTCCAATTTTAATTACATCAACGGATCAACAGAATATTTGGTTTATGCCTCTTTCCATAAATAGTTAAACAAGGAAATTATAATGGTCGAGCCAACAGAAATAGAAAAGCATAGTCTTGAAGCGCATGTGGAACTTTGCGCCGAGAGATACAATGGACTCATTGTACAATTAACTAATTTAGACACCAAAATTAACAGTGTATCTGCCATGGTTAAAGAAGTTAAAGAATGTGTAACTAAATTAACTGAAAAAAATACCGACCGATTAATCACTTGGGGCGTTGGAATCATTGGTTTTTTAGCCGCATCAACAATATATCTTATATCTCACTACGTTATTAAATGAAGCAAGACCAAGAATTTGAACGCATGTTCCGCCAGGAATTTCGCGATATTATGCCCAACACTATTTGGAAGAACGACAATGGTGTTTACAGCGTATTTGGGCACTATCAGATTGTACCAGAAAAAGTTGGATATCGTGTATTTTGTGCTGCTACAGATGTGGGATTATTTTACACTACAAAAACAGCACTTAGCTGGTGTATAGCAGATAAACATAAAGCATACAATGTAGCAAGAGAATTACTAACAACAGATACTAAATTACAAAGTTTAACACAGGATATATCCACCAGAGCTACTATAGCAGATCGTAGTAACAAGTTTGAATTTCGTGATGCTATTGGTATGAAACTAGAAACTAAAATTATACACAAAAAACAACTAGAGAATCAAATAGCCAAATATGTAAACTGGGCTAAATATATTCAATACAAAGGATTTAATAATGAAACTGTTAGAACTAGCCGCAATACACCCAACAAAGCAGGCCGCTAAGGTCTTTGAAAGTTATTTTGGTGGTCGTGTCCAACTCGACACTATTACTCCTAAGCAAGCTCGCAGCCTACTAACCCGTGTTCGTGGTCTAGTAAAAGAGCATCGCCGCACTCCAGAATTCCATTCTAGCGAACAAAACCCATCATATCTTAAATTAATGATGATGGAGCAAGTATTAGCAGCCAAAGTTAAAGAAGACGCAACAGTTGGCATCGGTCAACCTGCTGGCGCCACAGCTAACCAGACAACTTCTACTACACCAGTAGATCCAGTAAAGCAAAAACAAGAAATGCAACAAAAAATTAATTCTACTCAAGATCCGGCACTCAAAGCAGCATTAACTAAGAGTGCAGCCGGGCAGTCGCTTAGTCCCGCAGAACAACTATTGGTAACCGGCGCTGCTGTAGCTACCCAAAATGAAAGTCGTAGAAGCCGCCAACGCAGATTGCGTGAAGCAAGCGAAATTCAACAAGCTCAGGTTGTCCTGGCCAGTCAAGACATGGTCGACCAAGTACAAAAAATGAGTGAGCAAGTAAGCTCGATGCAGTTTAAAGATTTGCCAGCCTTGGTAGATCAAATTAGAAACGAAGTTGGTGCTGACCAAGCTACTCAGTTTAACGGCGATGCAAGTGCTGCACTAAGTGGTCTCCTACAAAACTTACAAGGCGCCAAGCAACAATTGGAAGCCGCACTTGGTGTGGTCACAGGTCAAGCACCACAAGTTCCAGGCGAAGACATAGGTGGAGAATTACCGGCGCCTGCCGAAGAAATGCCAGCTGAATTACCAGCACCAGAAGATGATGTTGATGCTGAAATGGATGCTAACCTT